CCTCCGATGCTGCCGCAGGTGACGCCGGAAATTATTGCGTGAAACCAGTTCGTCTTCGATAATTCGGCGGCATGATTACAATCGAATTATCCATCGAACAAGCGCAGCAACTGGCTCAACTCATCGAGATCGCTATCAAAGCCGGAGGGATTCCGAACGCAAAAGTCGGCGTCCCTCTCTTTGAGAAAATCGAACAAGCCGTAAGAAATTCACAGAGCAATGGCTGACGATTATCAGCACAACCTTGAACTTCGTATCGTGAGACTAGAAACCATCATCGGAGACGCCGATGCTGGCATGGTGGCCGACATCCACGGCATCAAGTCTCAGATCGATAACCTTCGAGCCTTCCAATGGAAGCTCTTCGGTGCAGGGGGTGCGATTCTTGTTGTCGCCAATATTCTCGTTGAAATAGCCTTCAAGCGATGAATCCGAATATCGCTTCGCTCATCCGCCACATCCTCACGGCTGCTGGCGGTTTTCTCGTCGCCAAAGGTATCGCCTCCGCTGAACAGATCTCCGAGATCGTCGGAGCTTTGATCACGGTTGCCGGTATCGGCTGGTCGATCAAGAAGAACGGCAGTTCCAACAAGACCGAATAATCGGTCATGCTCAACTTCCTCGCAGAACTAGCCATGAAGCTGATCGTTTGGCTTCATGGCCTTTTTTCTGCCGATAAAACAAGTGAAGACGCCAAGAAACAACCTGATCTTAAGCGCGATCTGCTCAATCGGATTGATCGGATGCACGACAAGTAGGGTCATCTATGTGCCTCACGGCGAGCCTGTACGCCTCGCTGAGACCGTGAAGGCCAAGGTTTGGGTCGTTGACTCCACCGGCAAAACGGTGCGTAGTAACAACCGCATCACCATCCATGAAGGTTGGTATGCTTTGCCAAAGGACTAATTATGAGCAGCAACGCCCCATACAAAGGTGTCAGCCAGTCGCCCGCTTCGGGTTCTGGTCCATACAGGAAAACACCGACTCCGATTGCCTCGAAGCCGGTGTATGTTCCGCCGAAGGTTCCCTCTGGTTCCGGTCCTTACGGTTCCGGCCCCTATCGAGGTCGCTAACGGCCCAATGACTTCATCACGTTGGCGATGAAGTCCTGAGAATTCGGATTCGCGTTCGAGCTACCCGCCGGACGCGAACTTCCTTTTGAGGAGGAACTCACGCCGGGTTCGGCACCGCGATACTTCGCCAGTTCAGCTTGGAGCCGCTTGTTCACCTCGACCTGGGCGTAGAGTAGTTCGCGGTACTTCGGTGCAGCAGCAGCCCAAAGAGCGGCCTTGGCCAGGTCTTCCTCGCTGTTCTCACCATTGAATATCTGGCGGGCCAGATCCATGCGCTGCGTGAGTTCGGTGTTCCACTCCTCGTCGTTCTCGCGAGGCTCGAAGATTTCAAGAGCGCGAGCGTTCTCTGCCACCTTCGACCAGGTCTTGTTAGCCTCCTCAAGAGCAGTCTTGGTGTTGACCGATTCCTCCTCCTGATACCGCGAGCGGATCGCTTCGTAATCGCTCTTCGCCTCGTTGATCTCAGCGGATCGCTCCGACTGGATCTCCTCATGCTTGACGATCAATGCGCCAAGTTTGGCCTTCTTGGCAGGGCTAAGACCATCGACGATGTCATCGATCTGCGAGTTCCGATAATCGCTCTCAGGAGCTTTCAGGAGCGAAACAAGGCGGTCGCCATCGGTGCCGACCAAGTTCTTGACCGAATCGAACACGCCGTTGATGCGGGATTCGTACTTCTTGACGAACTCAGGATGACGCTCGATGTCGAGAAGACGCAGACGCTCGGAAAGAGCTTCTCGTTCCTCGTTCAGCGTTTTCAGCTTAGTCTCGTAATCATCCGTAGGAGTCTTGGTCGCGTTCTTCTTGAGATCATCAAGCTGCTTCGCAAGAGCCGCCTTCTCATCCTTGATCTTGCGGAAAGCCTCTGCGGCCTTCGTGGACTTGATCGTCTCGGGGATATCCGAGTCTGGGTCAGCAGCAGGAGCATTCTCTTCCTGCTTCTGCTTAGAAGAAAACATCAGTTCGATGTCCTTCTCAGCGCGAGACTTGGCAGGTTCGGTCGATGTCTTCTTGTTTTGAGCCGGTGCAGATTCTTTCTTGGCTGGCTTCTTGAGGTCGGCCTCGGTCACAGGACTGGCCACAGCCTCCTCGTTCGCGCTCATCTTGTTGAACGCATCAAGAATTGAATTGCCGAAGTCCGGTGTTTCACCGGAGTTGACGATAGGCGAGTTGAGTTGATCTCCATCCATAGGTTTTATTTCTTAATACTGCTTTTCAAATGTTGCTTCTGGTTCCTTGACCACTTCATTTGCCGACAATTTGCGAAGGTTTTCAAGACAATGCGCGTAGCCAGCGGTTACACCGGCAGCAAAAATGATGTCAGATTCTTTTGATCCGTGTCCCGGCATCGGTATTGGCATCGATTCCGCAACGATACGCAGAGCCATTCGCATGATCGGGTTGGAGACGATTCGAGCTAGTTCTGCGTTCTGACCATCAGAGATCCATTGGGAGAGATTGATCTCCGGCAGGTTCATCAAGTCCTTCGGTTCGCTCTTCGTTGAGCCTTTCAGCCATTTTATCATGTAGTGTCTTCTTCTTTCTGTTCTTGTGGAGTTTGGGAATCGGATCGATCACATCGCTGAATCGCGGCGGTCGCTGTGCGTTGACGACATCTTTCTTCGGTCGAATCACCTTTGTGATCTCAAGCAGATCGGCATACGGAATTCGGATGTAACCACAGTCCACATCGTTGATGCCGTAGGTCACGACAACCTGAGATTTGTTCGATTCGTAAAAAGCACCGCACGGGAACACGACCGCCGGTAGTCCCGGCCACCAATCCTGCTGGTTTGTTCCAGTCAGGATCGGCATCGAGGTCATGCGAACAATGCGGAACGGTGCCTTCGCCTCGAAAGCGTATGCACCCATGTAATAACGCCGCTTGTTGGCGATCCACGGCAAGCTGCTGTGGAAGAAGGTCCAGTACATCCCGTCGATCAGGATCGGGTTGGTGCCGCCTCGAACCTCGCCAAACTTGTAGAACGGATTGAACTCGTCCGTCGTGTACTCCTCCTCCTTCTCAAGGCGACCGTTGAATCGAACCACCTTGTGAGGATTGGCCGAATAGATCATGTGCGGAGCGTTGTCATGGACGAACCACAGCCAGTTCTTCTCGTGACCATCGTTGACCATCGCCTGGGCGTTGTTGTTGCCGTAGAGCGGATCGAATCGGGCGACATTGTGGAAGTGCTTGTCCAAGAGGAACATCCCTTGGTGGGCGTAGCTCTTGAACGGAATGAACGTGCAGCAGCTCAGGCCGTACTTGTCTCCGAATCGGACGACGCGAGGGTCTTCAAACTGCTCGTTCGGATAATGCGAGTTGAGCGTTATGAGAGCCTTCTTGGTGGCCCGCAGATCACGCGAAAGCTCGAACATCACGATGTCGTTCTTCTCGATGTAGACATCCTCGTCCTTCTCGCGCTTGTTGCGGCAGCGACGAGCAAAAAATGTGATCCGTCCATCTGCTTCCTGAATGATGGCTGGATTGAAGTAATAGGTGCCTGTCTCCTGCGGGAGAACGATTTTGCCGACCTCCCAATCCACCTGATCCTTGAGAGGCGGAACGTCATTCTTTGCGTAGCTCATCAGGAATTCGGCTGCGAATTTGTTTTCGTCGTATAGGGCCAGCCAATGGTCGCGTTCCTCACGCAGTTCTTTGAGATGTTCCTCATGTTCTTTGGTTCGGATATCGAGCGTTTTGCGAAGGTCTTCGATCTGCATGAGAAGGTCAGCCGGGCCATCCCCGCCGTTGGCAAACCGTCGAAGTGCTTTGATGCTTAATTCACGGATGATGTCTCTCATCGTTTTTTGTACACACGGGTTTTTCCATTCTCCAGATACGTTACATGATCAAACTTAAATGGTATGAGTTCTTGAACGAGCTTCATGGTCTCCCAGTTCGCATCGTCCATGATGAAGTAACCACCAGATTTGATGCGAGGAGTCCAAGCAACGACATCGCGGCACGAATCCCACTCGGTGTGCGCTCCGTCTAGATGCAGAATATCGATGGAATTTTCGGAGAACTTGAATGAACCATCCCAAGATGTCTCGCGCATGACGCGAAGATTCGCATCAAGTTCAAGATGCCTGAAGTTACGGAGAAAATTGTTGTAGATGGAGTCGAGTTCCCATTGCCGTTCTCCAAGATTCTTGCCGTAACCATTCTCATCCATTGCCGCTTCACTCCACGGATCGACGGCGAACACCTTGCACGGATGATCGATAGAAGCCGCGCAAAAGCTGGCCAGACTTAGGCCCTTCCACACGCCAACTTCAACAACGATCTCGGGTTTGATCTGGAGGACAAGATCGTACATATATCGACTCTTTTCCTCGTAGGTCCAACCTTCAAGTTTTGAGCGAGCTTCGAGTACTTTTTCCCAGGTGGTGTTAGGCATAAGACATTGTGCTTTGATCGCCGTTTTGTGTGGCGAGGGGTGGAACCAAAGAGTAGTGAGCGAGAGTCGTCAGGCTTCGTTTCTGAAGCTGGATGTCGATGGGTGCATACATCCTTTCGTTGGTTTCGATGATGTGCGCCAACGCAGATTTCTTTACGAGGTAAGCGTGTGTGCAGAGCGGAGCAAAACTCGAATAGACAATGTTCTCTCGAACCACCGTGTAGTCGTTGCGAAGGCAGCAGTGGCCAACAAAGACAAACTGCCAGTCTTCAGGCAATCGCTGGATGGTATTCATCAACTTCTCCTTGAACCCATCACAAAGCTGAACGTCATCCTCGACGATCAGGAAGTAATCGTCTGGAAGGTATTGAGCGATACGCCAGATGACGTAGTGAGAAAGAGAGCAACCAAGAACAGGCTGAGAAATTCTGTATGGAGGCCCATCTTCCGGCTGCCAGTTTGGCTTGTCGTCAAGGTACGCAAGTTTGGTCTTGAGACCCATTTTGGAAGCGTGGATTGCGTCAAAAAGATGGAACTCAATTCCATTGTCACGCAGGTGTTTTGAAACCTTTTCTCTACGCTCAGTCGCTGACTTCAGAGAAACGCAAAATGTTGTTGGGAACTTCATGCGATCAAGATTGCCGACTTGTTGAATCCTCCGATGTTGAACATTTTCAAGAGCTTAGCTTTCGGCCAGTAAAGAGCGTTGAACGGCCTGTATCCACCAGATGAAACATCTGGGTTGGAATTAGAGTGGTCGTTTACGACAAGAACCGATTTATGCTTTGAAACAGACCGAAGAATTCTGTCACACTCGTCGTTCGGCAAATGCTGAAGCACATCCTTGATGTGAACAAAATCGTAGATGTCGGTGACGGATTCAACGTCGTCGTTTGAAAGATCGGCTCCTTCAGGAGCGCGCGTCTTGGCAAGCTCGACTGCTTTGACGCTGACGTCGATCCCTTTGTATTTGATGCCTGATAGATCTAACTGGCTTGCAAGCTGCCAGTCGCCGCAACCGACATCGAGGAACGACTTGACTCCAAGCTCCCTGATCAGGTCGTTGACGAACGCAACATACTCGACCGTGTTCGATTTGAATGATCCAGGTCCAGATCCCCCGTGCCACTTATCCCCGATGTAAATGTCATCAAAGATACTTTGAAGCGTGTTCGCAGTAGACATCTTCTTTTTTGCTTATGATTTCGTCGGTCAACGAATTCATTTTCTCCGTATGGTACGACCTCCAAAGGTGCGCGATGACGCAACCATCCAAAGAATATTTGTTTTCCCAATATTTTCCCGACTCGCAATGAATGAACCCAAGCATCTCGAAATCCACGACCTTGCAAAGGCCGGGGTTTTCGATGTGCAACTGCCAAGGGTATTGGACAGAAGTCTCATTCCAACCCGTTCCATCAAACTCCTGCCACTTCTGAAGCCACTTCCACTGAAATTGACTGTGCATCCGCGAGTACATGATCGCGTTGCATAGGCCAATGGTTCCTTCGCCACAGAACTCCCGACCGATTACCGTATCGTGGTCGAGCCATTCTTTGGGATACGGTGCAAGCGTGATGGTGTCGGTATCGCAGTAAACTCCACCCATCGCGTACAACACAGAGTGCCGTATCAAATCAGCGCGATGCTGATGGCGATTGATCATCTTCCCATTCCATGTCTGGAAGTTTTCAACCGGAATGATCCGAACCGGAGTCGAATCCTTCAGCTTCTTCCAGTGATCACCCTTTGGCTCCTCTGGACACCAAAGGTAAAGGTTCCAGTCAGGATTGTTGACATGAGCAGACCGAATCGCGATCCGGTCGCAGATATGGAACCCATCGTTATGAAGGCCGTGGACAAAATGGATATTGTTCGTCACTGACGCAGTAATTGAGCTTCCGCAGTTGCATTCGCCCGCTGGATATCAGCGGTTGTCTTCGCGTTTCGACGGGCCAAATCAGCCTGAGTCTTGACGTTCTGACGCTGAATATTTGCCATAGTCTCGGCGTTCTGGCGAGCGATTTTCGCCTGAATCTCAGCGTTGAGAACCATCGTCTTCGGATCGACTCCCTGCTGGATCGCAGCCGCTTGCTGCTGCATCGCCATCGCTTGAGCTTGCTCACTGACCAACTGACCAAGCTGCTGGATTGTGTCGTTGAGCATACCAAGCTGCTGCGCGTAAGCATCGACCTGCGGACGACGAGTCGGATCAAGTGACAACCTCTGGAGATGCTCTTGAACGTGCTGAAGAATGCCCTGCAAGAACAACATGACCTCCTGCGGATTGGCCCCCTGCTGAAGACTGCCAGCAGCCTCATTGGCAGCACCGAGATGCGTCTCGACATGGATGACATGGTTCTGCGTGTCCGTGACAACAGCGAGGTTGCCCTGGCGCAACGAGGAGTGTTCGAGGACGGCCAGAGCAGCTTGATCCTGAGCCTTCGCGTTCGGAATCGAAGTCGGCAGATACCGATCCACCATCTGCTGACCAACCTGAGCGGCGATGTAGTCCTGCAAGAGATTGATCTTGCCGCCTTCGGGGAGAGAACCAAGCAGACCGAGAAGCGATCCGAGAAGCTGCTGCTTAGCGAACTGAGATCCTTGGCCCACAGTCCGAGTCGCCTCGACGTAATCCAAATCAAGCATGGCTTGATCAGGAACACCGCGCTCACGACAACGACGCTGGAACTCGATGGCATCGCGATCACTCTTCGTGATCGAATTCAGGTTCGGATTGGAAGCACGACGGAAACGCTCCTCGAAGAAAGCATCAAGCTGATTGTAATACCGGCTCAGTTGGGTCTTACCAATCGCGCTTTGCTGCGAGACAATCGCCTGTATTTCGGTCGCGGTGCGCGGGTTTCCTTGAGGCTTGTTGAGGGATTGCCGGTACTGCGAGAGATTCCCTTGGAGGACATTTTCGAGGTCGGCGTTGACCGCCATAGGCGCGTCCAGAACGCCCGCAACATTTTGCTGAATGACATCATAATCGGGCGGAACAATCGCGTACGGACCCTGCTGCACGACACTCGTCTTGCTCAGGGCATTCGGGTTGAGAGGCTTGAAAAGGATCTGCGTCCGAGCGAACGCACTGTCCACCATCGAGCAGCGAAGACGATTCTTCAGCTCCATCGCCTGAAGCATCTTGATGCCCAAGCCCTTCACGCCGTGATGCTCGCCATCACCACGGTCGTAATACATCGGATGAATCACCTGCTCCCACTTGGAGAACCGGCGCAACTTCCGATACATGAAGTCCTCGCTGTCACGCTCATCGATGATGCAATGGCTGATCTTCCCATCGAACTCCTTATAGAAGACATGGGCCATCATCACCACTTCGGAACGAGCCGAGAACGTGATGTCGTTTGAGCGAAGCTGACGCTGGAAGAACTCCCAATCGTACTGCACACCGGAGCGATACGGTTCAGGCATCGCAGCGCGGATACGCTGCCTCACATAATCGACATTCCAACCGGCAGCACGGGCAGCTTCCTCGTCCTGAATCTTCTCGAACAGATCATCGACGCCCATGCGGACGCGAACGACAGCCACCTTCCAGTCGCTCACGTTGGACTTGGTACCGTCAGGAACCAAAAGATCCGTGGCGAGGATCGCCTTGCATCGCCAGTTATTTGAATCCTCGAATATCAGCGGACCATGACCGATCAAGACCATCTCACGCTGCGAAAGCTGCATGATGTAGTCGAAATCCTTGTCGAGCTTCTGGAGGCGGTCGAACTCCTCGGTGATGATCTTCGACCATTCCTCGCGCTTATCGATGTCGTTGCCGTAAGCAGTCTTGATCGTCGCGTAGGTCGGCACCTCGGCGAACACATCGTAGAAGGCAGACATGGCCAACGTCAGGAACGCTTCCGATTCACGGAAGTTCACGTTGGTTCGGAACGCCTGGTTGTTCCGCCTCAGTTCCGCAGGGTTGTACGGAGGATTACCGTCAACAAGACCACGCAGCTTGGCTCGCGTGTTGTTCCGAAGCTCGTCGGCCATGATGAGCTTCTGGAAAATTTCACGAGCTGACGCTGCATCCTCAATGCGCGTATCGGGTGCCGTCCCGTTCTCGTTGAGCGTCTGAAGAGGCAGTTGAGCTATTGATCCGTACATGGTCTTTTTTTCCAGCAGTGGGCCGGAAGGTTCTTGTTCTCCGCAGAGTCTGTGAATTTATGGAGGGTTTCAATGGGAAACCAAACCATGCTTCTGATAAAACAACCGCAAAATTCGCAGCTTTTCAGCGCGTCGTCGTAAGGCGTAGACCCGTGAGCAGACAACACCTTTACCGTCTCTTTTATGACACGGTTATTGCACGAACTGCACCCATGCGGTTGCCGGTTGTAGATGCAAGACGCACAGATAGCTGCCCTTTTTGTAGCTTCGTGCGGAGCAACCTTACCACCACCGATGGTAAGACCGTGGGCCAAGCTCATGCTGAATCTCACGACATCACCGATCTGAAACGATCTGGTGCCTTTGACTTGAGGGATCTCGACATCGTTATAGCTGCACTCGACACCCCTTTTGCATGAAAATTCCACCAATAATTCTTCCAAATTGTCAGGAATCTTTATGGCGTTCGACTTGTAGTGGTCCTGAACAAAAGTGATCAGTTGCTGCCATGAACTTGCAATAATCTCGATTCCGGTCTCTGGAACCCGATAAAGCCAGTTTCCCGGTGGAACAACATGAGTATTCAGTAGCTTGTAGCCCATAACTAGATGTCGTGGTAAATCATGTCAGATTCGGCGACGAGCTTTTCCCATATCTTATCGGTCTTAGTCCTCCTCGGCTCGAACTGAACAGTTTTCCTCACCAGATCGAGCAAAACGACAGCCGCATCAGCCAAGTCGGGTGATCGCCCTGTCCTCTGCTTCATCACGGTCTTTGATTCGACCGCGATCTTGCGCTTGCCGTCATCGAACATCCGCGAGCAGAACTCTTGCATCGTCTCAAGATCAAGACCTCCGATCCGCTCTTCAACGACCCATTTCCGCATCGAAAACCAAAGCTCAGTCACCTTCCGATCATAAGCCTCATTGCATGGCCTACTGTCCTCGTCGCTGACAGGAATCGTCGATGGTGAACCGCCGAATTCGACGCGATGTACGATGCCCCATTCACGGGTCAAAATGTCGGCCAATCCACCGCCTTCACCGCTTGAATCAAGAGCGAACCTGTCCGGTTGGATTCCCCTCTTGATGCACTCCTCCTTGACCCGGTTGGCGATCTGGTAATGGACAGGATCGGGCAATGCCGCGTTCGGAGAAATTTGGATGATGTCACCAAACAAGATGCTGGCCTTGTCGTTGGCTGTGCCGACCTTGGCGAACCGCAGAATACATCTGTCGCCACCGAAACCGGGGTCAAGAGCAGCGACTTCCTGAGCATTTGAGGTGAAAATCAGCTTCTTATGAGGCGAATGAGTCTCGACCAATGCTTCGGACAAGACGGTTTTGACCATTCCGTCAGGAGCCCAAAATCCGCGTGTGTACTTCCAAAATGTGGGGCTTTGCTCACCCTCATGTCGCATAGCGGATAACACCTGATCATGCGTTATAAGGTATGAATACTTGGTCCGACCTTCGCTGATGTTCGGACTCTTCATGCCGTCGAATCGACAGCACATCCCGCGTTCAGTCAGCCAAAACTGGTCTTCAATCGTCACACTTCGCCAACCCTTTGCCGGTGTGCAGAATCTGCCGTGTGGATCGAACTTTGATGCAGGGTTTCCGATCACCAGCATCTTGAACTCGCGACAACCTTTCGAGAGGTTCGTACACGCCTCGAACGCCGCTTCTGGCGTATCCGTAGCCTCGTCGATGATGACCATCACCCGGTCAGCGTGGATACCTTGAATGTTGGCCACCGCCTTCGATGTGTTTCCCTCGGCTACGGCAACGGCTGAGATCGAATGGCGATCATCCCCTTTGACCGCTTGGAGGCTCATCTTCGAGTCCACCATGTTGCCAGGGAATCCACGGGTTGTACGGGTCAGATCCTGAAGGTTGGCCCACATACGTTTTCGGATCATCTTCGCCGTCGTGGACGTAAGGACGACTGCTGTCTTGGATGGATTAGCCAACCACCAAACGGTCGCGAAAAGTGTAGCCCCAAATGTCTTACCGGACGCACCGCAACCGGCCCATCCAACGTAATCGTGGTCGCAAAGACTTTCGATCTGTTTTTCCAGCCACGGGTTCCAGCTCATCTTCGGCCATAACATTTTCGTGGCGTTACGAAAATGATCGAAAGTGCCGAGTCCACCCTCACTTGGCTGAAGCCGATTGCGAAAACAGTAAAGTTCCAACTCCAAATCCGGTATTTTGACCGGCGATTTGATGCCGTACTTGTGTTGGATCATTGGATTCTCGGACACCTCTGAAGACATAGATTACCCTTGCAATAATTGACTCTGGACTTGAGGTTCTGGCAAAGGAAAAATATGCCGTCGCAACTTGTTTCTTCAACCGGCTGCTGCCAGCCTTGCGACTCTGATCCAGTTGTCGTGAACGTCCCCGGCCCTCAAGGACCGGCTGGAACCAATGGAACCAACGGCACCAATGGCGAGAACGCTTTCTGCTACACCACCGCTCCGTTCCTTGTTCCGCCGCTTGGTGGGTTCGTTTATGTCACGGTAACAAGCTCTTCGTTTCTTCCTGAGAGTATTCAGGGACAGTTTTTCGTGTCTGTCCAAGGCTGCGGTTATATGCAGGTCTTGGATGTCGTTGGACTGACGATTGCCCTTGGAAATCCTGCTGCTGGTATTCTTGGTATTCCGAACGCGATTCCCACCACTCCGATCCCTTCTGGATCGCTTATCACTCTCGCTGGTGCAGTCGGGGCGCAGGGCGCACCCGGAGTTTCTGGCGGTGCGCCGGTCGGAGCTTCCTACATCTGCCGCAGCGGAGATGGAACGCTGACCAACGAGACCGCTCTTGATCTGCTTACCGCAGGTTACATGAAGACCGCCGGTTCTGGTGGTGCTGGAGTCATCTCGACGACGGCCACAATCCCCGTTGCGGATATCACTGGAACGCTTCCGATTGCGAAGGGTGGGACGAACCTGACGACCGCTCCTGCCAACAAGATTCTAGTTGGTGACGGAACCAACTACCTACAGAAGGAAATTGTCGGAACGGCTCCGATTGTAGTTACGAACACGGCGGGAAACATCACGCTGTCCGCCCCGTCGATTGTTCCGTTCAGCTACGTCACGTTTACGCGGAGGGTGACTGGTATTGGAGCGGCTAACGCTCCTTTTTTGGTAGGAACTACGACGACGAATCCATTCAGTCTTACAACCTATCCATTGGCATCTTATGCCGGAATTGATACGGCATCTGCATTTAACGCTACTCTTGGTCGGTTTGTTGTCCCGTACACCGGATACTACACCATTGATGTTGTACTTAATCTTGACGCTAACACAACGACAGCCTCGGTGCGTGTTTTTATTAGAAAAACAGGATCTGATCTAATTGCATCATTTCCTTTTAATGTAACAAACTCTGGTTTTCAGCCAATATCAATGAACTACGTTGATAACGCGACTTCGACTTCTGATTTTTACGAAATATTTATTAGCACTACGCACGACCTTTACGTTGATCAGGGTTCTTCTTTCTCAGTCCAGCGCATCCAAGCCTAAACGATGAGCGAACGCGCACCAAGACGCTACACCGATGGAACCGTCACCTTCGAGGGCGGCATCGATACGGGCGTTATGCCGTCCGAGATCGACAAGAATCAGGTCGCTTTCGCCATCAATTCTTCTTTCCGCGAAGGATTCGTTTCTCCACGCCCAGGGTACGTTCAAAAAGACTACGACATCTGTCTGACTATTACGGCAGATAATGCCATCGTCACCGCCGATGCAACGAATGTCACCGCTGACGGATGGTCGGAGGAATGCTACGGACCCGATGAAATCGGTGGCGTCTTTCAATGCGCTCTTCCGTACATCGCCGACAATGGGCGCACCTACATTCTGGCCCTCATCAGCGGTGAAGTTTGGCTGTATGACACCCAGCTAAACACGTTCATCAATCTCAGCACCACGGACGACCTCAAGAACCCGTCCAACCTGCTCGATGGATGGATGGTTCAGGCCGAGAACTTCGTCGTCATCCAAGACGGCTTCTCCAAGCCTCTCATCTTCAACGGAGCCAATCTTCGCAGGGCTGAGGACAACGAGATCAAGTGCGGCAGAGTCATGGCCTACGTCAACGGACGCATCTGGTATGCGCTCCCTGACGGCTTCTCTTTTCGAGCCACAGACATCGTTTATGGAGATGGAACGCGGGCCAGTGTTCTCAAAGAAACCGAGAACACCTTCCTCAATGAGGGCGGAGACTTCGCGGTTCCGTCGGACTCAGGCGGCATCACGGCGATGGCCGTCCCCGGCGATCCTGATACCTCGCTCGGCCAAGGTCCGCTCCTAGTATTCACTCCTAGATACGTCTTCTCCGTACAGGCTCCGGTCAATCGGGATACTTGGAAGAACCTTACCTACCCGATCCAAGCGATCAGCCTTCTTACCTCCGGTGCGTTGGGATCGCGTTCAGCCATTACCGTCAATGGCGACGTCTTCTACCGCGCTGTCGATGGCATCCGCTCGTTCATCATCGCTCGACGCTCATTCACCGATTGGGGCAATACACCCATCAGCGGTGAGATCGTGAACATCGTCGAGAACGATCAAACCAATCTCTTGTGGTCAGGTTCCGCAGTCGTGTTCGACAACCGTCTGCTGATGACCACGCAGCCTGTCTATGACAACGATGGTGTTTATCATCGCGCTCTTGGTGTTCTCGATTTTGATCTCATCACCTCGATGCGGAAGAAAATGCCGCCCTCCTGGGCCGGGATTTGGACAGGACTGAAGATCCTTCAAATCGTTAAAACCGAGAATATTTACGGTGATCAGTGCTGGATCTTTGCTCGTGGCGAGAACGGAAACATTCAGCTCTGGGAAGTCACGAAGTCCGGCAAGTTCGATGTCAACCTGTCCGAGTCGAAGGAGATCCAGTGGTTGTTCCAGACTCGTGCATACAACTTCGAGATTCCGTTCGGTTTGAAGCGTCTCGATAGCGGAGACATCTTCATCGATCAGCTTGAAGGAGACGTCTCGTTTGAGGCGAAGTACAAGCCGGACCAATACCCTGGTTGGATCGAGTGGGCCGAATGGTCGGAGTGCGCTCGCGTAAACCTTTGCGGGTTCCCGTCGTCTTGTTTGCCGATCACCAATTATCAGCCGCAGTACAGGCCGAAGATGCGCTTGCCTACGCCGTCTGATACTGTGTGCAATTCGACCATCAGTACTCCGACACGGAATCTTTTCGAGGTTCAGATGCAGCTTTTGGTGACTGGCTATTGCCGCATCAAGAGTGTGCGAGTCCACGCTTACGATGTTCAGGAGCAGGTGGTTGGCGATTGCAGATCCGTCAGTGTTCCTTGCTCCATCTTAGAATCGTGTGACCTGAATATGTTCTTCTACTCATCGGAATAGTATGCCAAACCTAACTCTCATTCAGCTTACGCCGCCAAATTTCCCGCTGAACTATTGTCCGGCGAATTATCAGGCGTTCGCCAACGACATCATCAGCGGCACACAGGCGACGTTCCTTTCTTCGATTGGAAACTCGTTCTTCAACTTTGGATCGACTGTTCCATCGTTGAATAACCAGATTTATCCGTGGCTCGATGCCGATGGGAACTGGTGGGTGTACCAAGGCGGATTCTGGGCGCGAAAGCATCCGGTTGAAATCAACAGCAATGAACGCCGCATTTTCATCGGAACAACCACCGACCTGCAAACTTATGACGGCGGAAACACCAATCCCGCTTCAAGTTACAGCGGACCAATGTGGGAGGTGGACACTAACTTTGCGGCGCGGTTTCCTGTTGGAGTTGGGACTTTTGCCGCAAGCGGTGTTGTTTCGGTACAGGGAACGACTACCTCTACAGCGGTTGCTGGCGAAGATCAGCACACTCTGAATGTTTCTGAGATCCCTTCTCACAACCATCAGACCATTGATCAGTATTACAACCTGACTCAGCGCGGATCTGCTGACACCAAGGCTTTCAGTCCCGATAATCGTGGCGAAGGAACCGCGAACATTCTTGCTACGACAACCGCTGGTGGTGGTGCCGCCCACAACAATCTGCCTCCGTTCTACGGCGTTTACTTCATCAAGCGGACGGCCCGAGTCTATTACACCAAATGAAGCTGATCGTTGCTGATATCCAGTCGTTGATCGCTCGGGTTATCGGGGTCTGCTCCGATGATCCCCGCGTCTACGAGTACATCAACCAAGCCTGTCGGCGTCTGCTTCACAAGGGACTGTGGGCTGGTGCTTACGGTCGATTCACAATCCATCCCACCAGTGGGTGCATCACTTGGCCCCGTCAGATCGAGACGATTGAAGCAGTGGCCGACTGTTGCGCTGTCGGTACTGTTCGCAATCAATGGTTCGAGTTTCAGGAGACCGGATTCGGACTCGTCAATGGCGGCGGACAAGTCTGTCTCGGAAACCAGCTTCTTGATCGAGGAACGGTCGTTTCCTACCGCGACATGAGCGGAGGAACCAACAGCTACATCCGCGTTTACCCTGGTGATGCGAGCGATGTCGGAAAGACGATCACATTGCAGGGAACTGACAACAACGGTCAGTGGATTCGCACTCAAAGCGGTGGCGTTTGGATCGATGGCGAGAAGCTCACGCTGGCCCTCCCATACGTTCAATCGACCAAGAAGTTCACTTCTCTTACCGGAGTCATTCGTCAGACGACCAACACCGTCAGTCGTTTGTACGAGTACGACGCGACGAGCCTCGCTGAAACCGATATCGCTGTTTACGATCCCGATGAGACGTTGCCGCAGTATCGTCGGAGCTTCTTGGGAAATCGATGCAATGCGGACGAGAACAAGCCTGTCACGGTTATGGCCAAGATGCGTCACATCAACGCATCGACTCCGAACGATTACCTGATACCTCCTTGTGCGGATGCCATCAAATTGATGGTTCAGGCGATTCGTAAGGAAGAGAATGATCTTCTAAACGAGGCAGTTGCGTATGAAGCTAAGGCCGTGCAAGCGGTCCAAGAGCAGACGATGCAATACCTCGGTGATGCGGTCGCTACGATCCGTATGGTCGGAGCTGGCCAGAGTGGCGGTGGATTGTATCAGTGGTTCTAAAGGATATTTATGCCAATCGGATTAGGTGCAGCACTTTTGGGAAGCGCAGCCATTTCGGCTGGCGGAAGTCTGCTCGGTGGTTTGTTCGGCGGAAAGAAGCCGAAGATTCCCGAGTTGAAGCCGATTGATTTCGCCAAGGAACAGAAAGCGGCAATCCGCCAGAATATCGCCGCCATCGAGCCAGCCACGGAGCTTGCTCAGCGGACTACTCAGGCTGAACAGACTCAGCTTGAATCACAGCTTCGTCGGGCGATCCCAGGTTACGATCAGTTGGTTCAGCAAGCCAGCAAGAACATCGGTGCAGCCTTGGCCGGTGAGATTTCGCCAGAGGTTTCTGCTCAGGTTCAACGGTCTGCTGCCGGTCGAGCTTTGATGGGCGGTTACGCTGGTACTGGTGCTGGACGAGCTTTGACCGCTCGTGATCTTGGTCTGACCTCGATGCAGTTGCAGAATCAGGGTCTTGCTCAAGCCCAGAACTTCATCCAGCAGCAACGAACTTTCGGAATGGTTCAACCGTTCTCGGTGAGCAGTATGTTCATCACCCCTGCTCAGCGGATCGGTGCGATTCAAGAGCAGCAAGCTCGTCAGTACGGTCGCGATGTGACCGCCGCTCAAGTTGCCGCTGCACCGTCACCGTTCCAGCAATCTGTTGGAACTGCTCTCAGCAATGTCGGAAATATCGCTGGCGGTGCGTTGATGCAGTACGGGATGTACAACGCCATGATGGCCAACAGTCCTGCAGCTTACGGGACTACACCCGGAGGTATGCCAAGCGTCAGCAGCACGACTGTCGATTACAGCACCGGAGAAACCGCTTATCCGAATCCGATGTCACCGGCTACCGTTTACGCTGTTCCTCCGTCTTCGTACTATCCTGGAATCCGCTGATTTATGGCCGACCAATCTCTTCAAGCGTTTCAGCTAGGCGCAAGCCTGTTCGACCGCGCGCAGACGCAGCAGCGGATGATGGAGCAGATTCAGCTTCAGACGGCTGATCAGATCATGCGCCAGCGGCAGTACGATCTTCAGAACAAGATTCAGTCGAAGGCGTATGCTGATGCGCTCACAGAGTCAGAGGCGCAGAATCAGGAATATGAGGCTTTTCAGAACTTCAACCAGCAAGTTTCAGACTTTTTGAACAGCACGACAGAGGGTGCCGCAATGCCTGCACTTCCTCGGTTCAAATCAAAGCAGTTCAATCAGGAGGCTACTCGACTCATCAATGGCCTTGAGCCTTATTCTGCTCGCGCAGAGCTGTTGAAGAAGCAGGCAAAACTTGCCGCTTTTACTGATCAGCTTGAGGGAAAACGAATTGATGACGCTCGAAAATATGGTGCATTAACGCGAACCGCTGACGGAAAGTACGTCATTGATGATGCGTTGATTGCAAAAAAACGATTAGAAGAAGAGCAGCTTGGAAAAGCGTCAAAACTTGGAGCTTTGGGTCGTCTTGGTAAAAACACCGTTCAGAGCATGATCGACTCTGGACAGATTCCTCAAGAAATCGCTCCTCAGGCACTTCTTGCCGCAGAGAGTTTTGAAAAATCAAAGACCGGAGTAGTCGGCAAGAATACGGATCTCTTTATTGAAGCCGCCAAAGCAAAGGCAAAGTCTTCCGGTCAAGAGCTTACACCTGCCAAAGAGGCTGAACTGAGGCAGACATTTATTGGCGGCGGCGGACGACTCAAGCCGCTTGAGGCAAAAACCGCCACAAAGCTGGAGGACGAGTTTGCCGTCATGGAAACGATTGATTCCCTTCAAGACGGAATTGCAGCGTTTGAGAAGCAGTATCCAGGCAAAAAGTTCACTGACTTCCTTGGGGCAATCCCGACCACTGAAGTTAAGATCCGGTCGTTGATTGAAACTGAAAAAGATCCAATGAAGCAGGAAGCACTTGGATTGTTGGCCGACTTCATGGGTGTTGTCAATCGCACCGCAAGAACCACTTCTGGCCTAAACGTCACCGAGAGCGAAGGAAAACGAATCGCTCAAGAAATCGGCGGATCTTTCGACAAAAACTCGCTCATCAAACTTGATCGATTCAGGAATCGAATTGAGCGGAGTGCGCGCGGAACCATTGGGAGAAACATCGACAAGGCTCTTCCGTCATTCTACGAGCGTTGGTCTACAACTCCGTTTGGGACACGAACTACGGCTGCATACTCTGCTCCTGGTGTTTTGTTCCAATCCACGGAGCAATCGGCTGGTTCAATGAGCAACGAGGATTTGCTCAACCTCTTTCAACAGATTCAGCAAAAGGCTGATCAGCAATAATTTTTTATGCCACTTTCACCTGAAGAAAGTCAGTTGTTTGAACAACTGAAAGCTGAGATTTCCAAGAGAGGATTGAAGCTGCCATCTCCAGTCGGCTCTCCTCAACAGCTTGAACAGGCTGTCAATCGCGCTGGCACTATTGGCGAAATGCGTCGGCGTGAGGAACAGGGGATGATCTCCGCACTGACTCCTGAACAGGTTGAAGCACGAACAGGTTTTATTGGCAATCTCTTAGAGTCGTTGCCTAGCGGACTTGGAGCTGGAGGTGCTGGTCTTGCTGGAGGTGAAGTAGCTCGCGCTCCGGTCGGTGATAGCCCTGAAGCAAAAAGATATCGAGAAGCCATTGCTTTTCAGACCAGAACCGTTCCGGTTATTGGAGCCGCATTGTCCACGGGTGGACTTGGCGCGATTCCGACCGCTTTGACGATGGCTGGAACATCTGCTGCGGCAGAACAAACAGCTCAAGAGTATGAAAAAGCGACTGGACTGAGGGAAAAACGAGAACCTGGAAAGGTCGTTGGGGCTGGTATTTTTGGTGCAACTCCTGGGCTTGGACCTGTTCAAGGTGCTTCAGGTCCACTCGCCGCTGGAATCTGGCAAGCAGGTAAACAGGCACTTTTAAACGCTAGTACTGCTGCGCTTTCTAAAACCGTTGAGAAAGCCATTGATGAGGGCCGTCGCCCAACTGTTGAAGAACTCGAAAAAGCAATCGAACTTCCAGCGTATCTTGGTGCCGGAACTGGTTTTCTCGGTGGGGCATTAGCCCGTGGCCAACAGCCATTGACAACGGAACAGCAGGTTGCTCAACAAGGTCTTCAATCGGGTCAGAGAATTGAGCAGCAAATTGGTGCTGGTGCCGCTCCGTTGACCGCAGCGCAACAAACCGGACGCAATCTCCCTGGACAATTTGGAGCTGGATCTGCCGGACTTGCAGCTCAACAAAATCTGGTTCAACGAATCAGGAATGTTCTCAATCTAAATCCTCAACAGGAGCAAGCTGTTGGACAGGCTGTTCAGCAAGAACTTGGAGCTGCTGAAGACATTTCTCGACAGGCTTTGAGGCAGCAGATTCAGGCTGGCCAGGCTGCCGCTCAAGGAGAACTTGAAGGTGTTGTTCGATCAATAATTCCAAACGCTCAGAGAGCAGCTTCTTCTGAAGCATCTGCAAACAACGCTTTGGCTGCAATCCGACAAGAGGACCAAAGGCTCGGAGGACTTGTTGACAATGCTTACAACACAATGCGAACGGCGTTGGCAAATCGACTCGGTGGTCGGCCAGAACCGCGTGTCGCCCCAACCGCTGCTCTCGGACAAACGATTGACGATCTTCTTTCAACGCTTGCTACTGAACAGCGTGTTACAACGACTCCATCTCCAATCATCGGAGGACAACCAACTGTCACTGTTGAAAATATTCCGTCTCAGTTTTTCAACGAAGCAACTCGTAGGGCGCAAGCTCTTCGAGAGGTTGCTCGTAGTCCTCAGACCATGGAGGGGCTTGTTGGCCTCCGTCAGTCTATTGATGGACTGATCAATTATTTCAACGAATTCGCACCCGGAGTTGGTCAACGCCAACTTCGCCAGTTGCGGTCAGCTTTGAAAGCTGAAGAGCTTACCGCTGCGAGAAGGCTTGGAGTCGAAAATGAATTGGTTGCTGCTCAAAACTTGGCCGAACAGCGGTTCAATGTTTTGCAGGATAATCCGATTATCCGCAAAGCTGCGTCTGCTGCTGGTGAAGGCGGATTCCAAAACGCTGAGACTTTTTATTCGCAGCTTGCTTCACAACCTGAAGCTGTGGCTTCAATCAACAATCTGCTCTCTACGACTGCTCAAGGTAGAATTCAGTTGAATCAGATTCGCAGGGGTCTGTTTGATTCTTTGAGGTCTGATCGACCGATTGAAATTGCCGGTCAGCAGTTTGAAAATACGGGTTCGCTTTTGAACGGATTCAGGAATCTTCCTGAATCGACTCAAGCGTTCATTGCTGGCAACGCTCAAAACGCGAATCGATTGCGCTCTATTCTTGAGGATGCAAATCGGGTTCAAAACGCTGGTCGTTCGATTCCTTTAGGAGGCGGAATCTCTCAGGCCGCTTTGACCGAAATTACGGACAATCTCGGTAACATAAACTCTCAACGATTGAGGCAGATTGTCACTCAGGACGCTCAGTCTGCCAGGGCTAGGTCTGAAGAGTTTTTCAACAACACGACCAGGGAGGTTCAGAATAATCGACTGAATCCAGATGTGGACTCGACCGAGTTTGTTCGTGATTTCTTGTTCAGGTCGAACAATCCGCAGATCGTAAGAAATGCGCTGAACCAACTTGCTCCTCAAACCAGACAAGCCGTTCAGGCTGATGCCGCTGTTGCTCTGTTGAACCATGTTTCTGGGACTGCACCACAGAATTTGAGACGAGGTGTTCAGACGGTCGAAGACATGCTTCAAGATCCAAACCGGATGCAGATCATTCGTGAAACGCTTGATCCTGCTGATTTCAATCTGATCAACGATTACATGGTTTGGACCCGTGCTAGAAACCTGACCCAGCAAGGTGGCCGACTTCAGCCAAACCAACTTGCTGATGCGGTCATGCGAGTTTCTAGGGCTAGGTGGATTGTTGATTCTTTGGTTGGCAATCCTGCTGCCCAGAACTTTATGGCTTCTGTTTCTCGCGTTCCGAGAATCATCGGAGGACTGAAGCCTAACATCACGATGCAACAAGCTGAGACGTTGGCTCGTACGGCCAACGTTCCGGTTCAAAATCTTTTTCGTACTTGGGATGAATTGAAGCAAAAGTCTGATGCTGTTCGCGAAAGTCTTCCTGAAGAAAAGCGTCAGATTTTCGATGAGACACTAGCAGTTCCTAGCCGTCCTCGGTGAAACCATGAAAACCTCCCTCTCCAAAAAGGGTAACACTTGGCGTGGACGGAAGGTGACGCTCAATTCACCTCGAAAGATCGAGGGTGTTACTCCGTATCCAAAGAAGAAGACGGTGTTCGTTAAGAACGCCAAAGGAAATGTTGTTGCTGTGCATTTCGGAGATGTTCGGTATTCCGACTTCACCAAGCATCACAACAAGCAACGTCGGTCAAATTTTCGCTCGCGGCACAACTGCGAGACAGCAAAAGATAAAACAACGGCTCGATACTGGGCCTGTAACAACCTCTGGTAAAATTATGGACAAGATGCGACTCGGCGGCGGTGGCCGCTTTGAAAAACTCGTTGGGAAGCTTGAGAAGAAGGGAGTGAAAGACCCTGCTGCTATTGCGGCTTACATTGGCCGCAAGCAGCTCGGCAAGGCGAAGTTCCAATCGCTCGCTGCGAAAGGCCGTCGTCGAGCTTTGCGCGAGAAGGCCAACGCCTGATCAGTGGAATTTCTTGCGGAATCCGTTCGCCTTATTCCGCTTCTGCTCCTTATCCACCGTGAAAACCTCCGGTGGAGCATACTCCCAGCAGATGTTCTTCAACGAATGCTGGATAGTGATTCCGCCTGTCTTCTTACCTTCACGATCCTGTAATCCGCTCCTCATCGATCTCTTGGCCAACCCAAGCATAAACTTCCGAGGACTGTTGTAGCCCACTTCACGCAGGACCATCACCTCTCGCGCCCAGTTCGTCAGGTCGCTCGATCCGAATCCTGAGTAGGCCATCTCTGCAACGCTCTCAGGTTTCTCATCCTTCCCTTTGGGCTTCGGGAAGTGATGCACCAACACGATGATCACACCCGTCTCGATCATCAAAGGCTGAAGCTGTTGCCGCGTGAACTGCGAGCATACCTCGATGTCCGCAGGATTGCCTCCGATGTACGAAAGCAGCGGATCGATGTACACGATGTCAGGCTTCGATTTCTTGACCATCTTCCGAAGCATCGTCGTGAAATCGATCCCAACCCGAACTGTCTCGCGGTAGAACTCGATTCCAGATTCTCGGATCTTCGATTCCCAATAATCCGAGAACACGCCCTTCGCCGCACCGATCAGCGAATCGTGCATATCCGCGATGTCGTTCTCCGCTTGGATCACCATCACCTTCAGCGGTCTGATCGGGGCTATTCCGAACCAGGACAATCCATGCGACCAATGGATCGCTTGGGACATCACCAATGAGGATTTGCCGCATCCACTTTGTCCCACAAAGAGAAGACTGGTTCCACGGCGCAACCAGCGGTCACCGATCAGGTTGTCAGGATCGTTCTCCTTGTCGTAGGTGATGATGTCAACGAGATCGAACTTGCTCGGCAGATTGGCCGACTCCAAGTGATCGATGAAATCGTCCCACGATGGCGCACCCTGATTGAGGGCCAAGAGCTTCTGCTCGACACCGTTCCGCATCACGCCGGGCAACCGGCTGAAGCGACTGGCATTCTTGTTCTTAGGATCAACCCCGAGGTGGTCGAGGTGTTGGTACACCACGTTCCTTCGCTGCTCCCATTCCTCGCGGTTGGCAGCATCCACTCGTACCCATCCGTGCAGACTCTTGCCGCCCGAATCGATGATGACCGAAAACGGCAGGTTCGATTCCTTCAGGATCGTCCACTGTTCATCCTTCGACTTCTCGTCCATCTCGACCAGGACATGGCGGAAGGTTGAGACGCCGGAATCGGTTCCGGTCTGGTCGCTGCATGGATTGATCCGTACATACGCACCACGGGCCTCTTTGCCGGTCCACATTGGCGATATGGGAGCGGTGAAGTGAGATTTGATCCATTCGTCCCTCTTGAGGTATGTCCCTTTGGAAGCGGGGCGAGAGCGGCCCTCGTCGTCTGTGATGATCTCGTTGCAGATGCAGACGGTATCCTCTGGATCGAAACAGGCTCTGAGGAAGTCCTCGGTTGAAAATCGGGAAGTCTGTTCCGGTAATGCAAGGATCTTGCGGACGACAAACTTTCCGGTCATCGAGACCGGATTGCCGGTCGAACGGGTGTTTCTGAGGTAGCCTTTCGGATTCGTGTGCGGTGTTTTCTCGGCTTGGGTGATCTTATGCCGAAGCTCCGCATCGCTCCATTTGGGGCTGCACTTCTCGTTCCATTCCATCAGCAGCGCGAGTGAGTCGCGAGCGGTCAGTTCAAACCCGTGAACGAGACCTGTAGCTGCGGTGAATGTTTGGGAATGGCCGTTCTGGCCGGAGACCGCTCCTGGTACGCTGGCAAGCCATGCCCGCGCCCGTTCGATTGTATTCATGTGATTCCAAGATATGTGCGCGCTTTACGTCCCGCCTCACCGAGGTCCGAGGACGCTATTTCCTGTATGAACTGACGATGCTCGCGGTTCCGCTTGAACAGCAGGGCAAGCTCTTTGGGTGTGATCAAAAATTTCGACCAGAATTGAATCCTGATTCTCCTCTGGTCGAAGTGTTCAAAGAGCTTTGCCTGAGCGTCGATGTAGGTGTCAGGATTCCGATTCATCCCGAACAAACTTCGCCTTGAACTCCTCCTTGGTGCGGATGCTCACCTTCTTGCGGCCTTCGCGAACGTAGGCCACCGCTGGTACTTTCATCTCGCCAATTCGGATCTCTGCGTCGTCATCAATGACCTGAACCTTCAGTGAGGGTCTTACGGAGTTCTTGAACGTCTTCATCGCTTAAATCCTTTCCATTGCTCCAGTGATCGGGGCATTTGGCCTTCTTCGGGTAGGCCATCCATCCCCGCATGATAGCATACTCGACGAGCTTAGGTGCCTCTTTCAAGAGCTGTTCTCGGGTGATCGTTGATGCGTTCATTTGGTTGCTTTCTTTTTCGCTGCTTTCTTGTCGCGGCACCGCTGGGCGATGCCTTTGAAGCGGTCGATTCGCTCGACTTCATCGTTGAATCCTCGGCGGATCAACCACTTGCGGTAAGCACGGTTGAAGTCCTCGAAGTTTAGTTTGGGTGACGACTCGTCTGCGTCTGCTACTCGGATGGTTGTATTCATAGTACGAACAATAGGAACCAGGCTGTTGCAACAATGAGACCCATTGCGAAAGCCGCGATGGCTATCGACTTGATCTCGTCTCTACGATTCATTCTCATGTTTTTATGCGGATCAGGGTTGTGGAGAAAAAACTTGGTCGCGAACGCGCACTCGGACAGTGCTTCCACGGTGAGAACGTCATCGAAATCGACCCTCGACAGGGCGAACGCGAGCGGTTGGACACATTGATTCACGAAGTCCTGCACCTCGCCAAACCGGATCTCACCGAAGAAGAAGTTATCAGGGTTGCTAATATCCTGACTAAGCAGGTTTGGAAGTGTGGGTATCGGCGGATTTTGAAGCCTTGATCTCGCGGTAATGCGGCGTCGGATAGACACCTCTGCCAACCGTTTGGATGCGAAACCGCTTGCGTTCCATCGCACCGCATTTGGTAGCTCTTTGAAGAACGATTCCTGCGGCGTTGTTGGTCATACCCCATTCGACCGCAAATTGTTCGACCGTCTTCCAACCTGCGGGGATTTCATCCGGTTGATTGGCGATTGCCAAACGGAGCCTCGTCAGAAGCTCGGCAGACTCCATTTTGTCTCGTTCTGATTCCATATGTGTACGTTCAGGTTTGCACTGTCATCATCGTATTCGCCGTAAACGATTCCGTGAGACCACGCCAACGTGGATCTCCTTTTATGCGCGTATTCCATGCATGGCATATCGCTCAAGGTGCCGGGGCTGTATGCAAGTGGGTGTAGGGAGTTTCGTCCGGCTGCAACTCCAGCGCGATGCGCGTGTGCCACGACGCAGTTTCCCCAGGTCTCTGCACTATCACGCAGGAAATTCTCGCCGTACAAAACGCCATGTCCCCATGCGAATCCACCCAAATGATAGAAACTTCTTTTGAAGACGTCATTGTGTTGGATGAAGGTGTGACAGTGTTTCTCTATCGGCTTGATCATCCGTTCCCAGACCGCTTCCGCGAATCCGCGAACGACCGTGTTGTGGTGCCTCAGATACCTCTGCGCTCGTTGATCGTGGTTTCCGAGGGTGAAAACAGTAGGGCGTAGATCGTTAAGAAAACTAGCTCCGCACTCGATGTCATCCAGATAATCGTCAGCGGCATCGCTATCTGCTGGATTTGCCAATGAACCGGCTCGAAGACTTGCCAGATCGTAAGCATCACCCAGATGAATGACTTCGTCAGGACGATACGCTTCACGGAACAGGAGTGCGGCAGCTAGAGCGTTCTTGTTGGCGCGATTACCGTGTGTGCAGCCTATGGCCATCACCCGTTTCCGCGCCTTGATGATATTCATGTGCGGCAATATTAAAAATGCCGCATTCTATTATCATTTGTCAACGACCTCCACCCAGTGCGTAGTGAAGAATTAGCAACGCATCGCAGTTCTTAAGTGTAACATCTTGGCTTGGATAGAGTTCTTGAGCCTTCGATTTGAGCTTTCGCTTCCACTCGGGTCCGGTCGCACAGGACTTCTTGCCTCCTAGTCCAAGCGGTTCCTGCCATATCTTGGGTTCGACTCGATGCAGAGCATAACCGTATGCGTAGGCCAATCCTTGGCAGATGCCGTAGTTCTCGTGGAGCGTGGCGACTGCGGAGGCCGGGGTCAGCTTGGACACGAACTTGGGTAGTTTCTCGATCCAGAAATGGGATTCGGTTGTCTTGAATCCGCTGATCAACTGGGCCATGTCCGGTACGGACTCGGGCATCGGCAGGAGGATGATTCCGTCTTGGGTCTTGATCGCGAATCCGCCATTCACCCCTGGGTCACAAGCGACGATGGTTTTCATTTGAGGCAGGAGACGATGTCGGCGGGTTTGTACGAAGGACTCTTGATGATCTTTCCGTCCTTACGCTTCACGATGTAACGGTTCTGCGTCTTCGTGATCGTGTGTTCCTTCGGCATATTCTCCAGCTTATCGATCATCTGCAATTCAGCCGGATGCCAGAGCTTCGACATATTCGATTCGTGAACCGTCTGGAACGCTCGCTCGACCTGATCCTCGCTGAATCCGTAAGCGATTGCCGCTCCGTAGACGACATAGAGGAGGTCGGCGATGGCATCGAGTGCTTCGACCGGATCTTTGGATGTTTCGAGTTCTGCGGCCTCCTCGTCGATCAATGCACGACGAAGGGCGCGAGTCTTTTCATCCGGTATCCGTGGATTGACCTTTGTGTCCTGGCCGAACGAGGCCATGAACGCCGCCACCTGTCTGATTTCTTTTTTCATTTTGTTTTCTCAATAGCAGAGAACAACGACGTTCTCCGCAGCTATCCTGATTGCACTTTTTGTTTCTTCACCGTCGTACCATCGCTCGACCTTGATCCGCCCCTTGATCCTCACCAGCGCACCATTCTCGATCTCCTCAAGTTGCTGCGCCACCTGACCCCAAGAGACGACCTCAAAGTCGTCGAAATCTTCGTGGAACTTGCCAGATGGATCGGTCCAGTGCCTAGCGACACTGATCACTCTCCGAACCATCCTCGCTCCGTTCTTCGTCTCGCCATTCCTCGAAACCCCTTTCAGTTCACCGATCAAGAACACTATGTTCTCAGTTGGACTCGCGCTCATCTATGATCCCAAGTTGTTTGTATGATTTGATTCGCTTCCGAGCGTGGAACGCTCCGATAGGATGGAACTTGTCCGTGAAATCATAGATTGTCGCGTTATTTTTATCCGATGTCTTACGCAACACACGGCTGGCCCGCTGAATCGTCTTCTGCGGAGACCGCCCACCGCTCACCATGATCAAAAGTTCGGCATTCGGAAGATCGAGTCCTTCATCGGCCAATGATGTCGCGATCATCGTCTTCAGGTTGCCGCTCTTGAACTCCTCCATGTAGGAGCGTCGATCCTTCTTACCGATCTTGGAGTGAACCAATCTCGCACCGGGAATCTCATGCTCGTACCACTCGCCCAGCGTGATGCGTGGCACTAGGATCAAGGTCTGCATATCGCCATGCGTTATGGCCACATCGCGAGCGTACTCGTTGCGCGCATTGTTCTGGCAGATGCCGATGTCCACGATGGATTCCCAAGCACACATCCGTTTCAATTCCTCGTCACTTATCCTCATGTAACGACGGCGATCTTTGAACAACCGCTCGATGTTGTTGTCGATTCGCATCTCAAGACCCATGTCGGTCGCGTTCGACATGACAAGGGTTGCATCGGCCAATGAATCGCCGATGTCTCCCCTGGTGATCTCGATCTGACGATTGCGAAAGAGCTTCCGCAGAACCTCATTCCGATCTGGATCATCGCACCAAGGAGTCGCATCGAACCCATAACGCCTCCCGTTACACTGCTCGACTACGCGCTTCCATTGGTTCGCTGGGCTGTGTTTGCACTCGTCAACGATCAGGAGTTCGCACTTAGTGAAATCGACGCTCTCGTGTGGGCATCGGATCTCGTAGCGGGCGGGATCAACACCGGCCAGATCGAGGGCCACCTTGGCCTGTTTGCAGGTTTCGATTGTTGGAGCCAGCCAACCAATCCGGTCATTCGGATAGAGGTTGACGATTGAAGCGGCGATCCAGGTCTTGCCGCTACCGGCTGGTGCAATGACCAATCCATCGGATGTCTTGGCCCATTCGACGACACGTTTTTGGTATTCTCTCAGATTCATAATTGGAAATTTGTCCGCAGTACGGTCACACATTTACCGTCTGCGGGTTGTCCGAGTCACACGACTCGATCCGACTGGGAATCAGCCGGATAAATGATAAAATCGAAGTTGTTCCGCCAGCTATCGTTCAGCCGGTTGTAGGTGTCTAATTTTATCTTCCAAGTCCTCGGATCGCGCATGGACTTGGTGTGACGGCAGCGAATGCGGATATCTAGGTTGACCAGAGCGGTGTTACGCGCCGGATGATCGACGGGCATTTCGTGGAGGAGTTTCATTTCTTCAGATCCCTGCATTGCTTGATGGCATCGTCGATTGCTTTGCGCATCATCGGCCATTCCTCGGGGTTGATGGAGATCTTGCCGTGGCCATCAGCCGATTGACTCACCTCGACGTATTCGCCGCCGCCCTCATCTACGATCTCGATGTCGGTGCATTCCATCGAAAGCATATGGTCGTCGGTCGGTGACAGCACCCATTTGATCGTTCGCAGTTTCATATCTTCTCCGTGAGCGATCTGATCCATCGGTTCCTTTCCTTCGGTTTGACGTTGATGAGGTATTCGATGGCCATACAGGCATTGACGCTTGCGGTATGTTCCCAGTTCTCCTTGTTGTCGTAGTACTCATGCCACCGCTCGCTGGGTGCTACGACGACTTGTCCGGTCTTCCGGTGCTTGAACACGAATGCGGCAGGTCCGATGGGGATGTTCATGGCTTCTGCCCCTTCACCTTGTTCCATTGCTCAATCTCACCATGCCAGCCTAGGAATGCGGCAGCAGCGCACAGCATATCGCCAGCACGTTCCAATCTGTTGATGCGTTCGTTCTCTTTCTCTAGCTCGACGATCCGCTTGTTCGCTCCAGCCAGTTGCCGCTC